GGCGCATTCTTGCCTCCCCAGACTTCCTTTCTAAGCTGAAAGTTAAGAAGTTTAGAAGCAACGTATTGATACTGAGGCTTTTCTTCAGATATCAAACCTGCGGCAGCTTCAATAAGCGTATTGTGGATATCCTTTGAGGATATGCCATCAAAGAATGAAAGATTGGCGTTCATCGCAACTTCCTCAAATGAGGTATCTGGAACATCTTCGCAAGCCCAAGCCAAGACTTTGTTAATCTTGTCAGCATCGAACTTTACGACTTCTCCGCTTCTCTTCTTAACAGACATTGTTTTTTTCATAAAAGTAAAATAAGGTAAAAGGCTTTACAGTTTTAGTAGAGCCTAAAAAGGAAAAAAAATGGGTTAGGAATTATTTGTAATTCTTTACAAAAGTAAGTGTATCCAGTCTGAACCCATTATTTAAATAAAAACCTTGAACTCTTGGATCTCCTCCATTGCACATATAATTGCAAGATAGAAAATCTATATTTAATTCTTTAATCAGGTTCTCTACTGCTTGAAGGACTTTTACGCCACCAAGCTGAGACTTGTCAACAGTAATCCACACAATTTCATTAAGGCCAAGCTTTCCACAAGCCCAGTCCTCTGTGATCATTCCAGCAAAAAGAGAGACTGGCTGCTTGTCTTTTTCGTAATTAATAAAAATTACCGCATTCTGTTTAAATACCAAAAGAAGCTGAATTAGCTGATCTCGCAGATGGTCGAGATTCCAGTCTCCTGCGATATGTTTTTGATGACTGATGACTTTAGCCAGCCTTTCGCCTTTTTTCATTATTTCTAATGCTTGGCGAAGTTCTGTAGCGCTGGTAATTCTTTTGGTCATAATTTTATTTTACAAACTTTAGCAGAGTGCGCGCATCTTTTGCAGGAATATCGCTCCAAGATTTCCAATTCTTAGCTTCTTCATTTCTATAGGTCTCTGACTTCCAAAGCTCTCTAAGCCATTCCTTGAAGTCGGGCCATTCTGCTCCAGAGTGGCAATGGGAAGAGTCAGCAAACTTCTTGGAAAGAATGCCTTGAGGCGAAACATCCGCAGAACCTTCGCTAGCAGCAGACATCTTAGCTCCGTTTCCCTTGGCGATCTCATCTTCGCCAACGATGTGAATCCCAAGATAGTTACGAACTGTACGAACAAAAGCTCGATTGGCAGCAATGGTCTCTAAAAACTTTTGACCAAATCCATCCGTATTTTCAAACGTAGCATTTGCTACGTCCATTGAAGCGATTACATTGAATGCATTTGCGTCAAACGATGTTTCGAAATTCTCAATCCAATCAACTTGGCAAGTTGCGACAACATAATCATTGTCGAGCTTCGGAAAGTTAAAGCTTACTCTATTGAACCCACGAAGCTTTGCAACCTCTTTGATTCCAGCCAGCTTAATCAGAAGCTGATCATCACGGAGACCGTCAGAAGTTTCCGGTACTGCCATATTTCTACGGGCAAACCAATCCTTGTTTGGGTAAAGGTGGGCTGGATTGACCATTGCGCGCCAATCCACAGTCCCATCCTTTTTAAAAATATAATTAACGTTCTTGATTAAACCCTTCTCGTCACGGAGAGAGTGTGGCTTTTGTGCTGTTCCAGTTTGGTCGTTCATCTTTTAATATGTGAAAGTGTTCTGATTCTTCCCAGAAGTCAGGAGTGTCTACGACTTTTGAGAACTTGTCAAGCTTTGGTTGGTTATTTTTCCAACTTGCTTTGCTGGCAAAGATTTTCCCATTTGAAATTATAATTTTTTCAGATGAAAAAATCCACTGTTCATCCAATTTATCTGAACCTTTCACGCTTTCTTTTGTAACGACCTCTTCCTTTTCCAGACCAAAGTCAAAGAATCTTTCGGCCAAACTGCTCCAGTTGGCGTCATTTGGAGCCGTCAAAGTTAATTTAACTCCAATATCTCTTAGGGATTTAAGATAAATTAAATCAAACGATTGATCTACTATCAAAGTAATCCCAGAAATTTTTGATTTAATTGTGCTTAAAACATTCAAATCGATCATTTTATTTGAAATGATATTCAAAAAACAAACTGAAGCTAGCTGCAAAAGCTTCTTCTCGTTAAATAGATAATCAAGTCTTACATTGCAAATTTTTTCTTTTACAAGAGTGGGAACTGGTCCGTCATCTGGAATAATTTCAATTGTTGGATTATGAAACGATTTGCCAATGTGGATCGTATGGATCTTGTCAAGATCATTTGGGATTTCTAATTTGTCCAAGACTTCTTTGGCAATGATCTCTGGATTGATTTTGTTGATTTTTTTATCAGTTTCGTTTAGCGAAAACGAAGGCTTGCCATACTTAGCCCAGTCAACCTCCAAAAGTGAATGATCTTTTTTATCTCCCCAAACTGGACTACAATTTTGAGCGTAGCAATAAGAGTACAGCGCAACAATTTTTTTGTTACATGCGCTAGCCAAATGAACAGAAAGACTATCTACACCAAGATAGATAGATGAATTTTTAATAATATACGCTAATTGATTAATTGAAGTTTTGCCCCTCAAATCAAGATCAACCCCATAAACTGATTGATCGCTAGGCACTCCAAGATGAACAATTTTATATTCTGGGGCATACTCTTTTATGAAAGAAAATACCTTGTGCCAGTAATCATACTGGCGAGAGTTGCCTTTGCCGCTGGTTTGAAATGCTACGTATTTGTCCAAAGTTATTGGATAATACTGCAAATTTATAAACGGCTTATCGATTTTAACCCCACAGGACAAAGCGTATCTATCTAAAATATGCATATTAAGCTTTTGTATCGAATTGTATAATGTCTTTGCCGTTATGTTGATAATCAAAAACTTTTTGAGTTCCTACGTGCGGAAGGAAAGCGATGTCAAAATACCCCTCTCCCCCAGCATGGCCCTCCATAGTCAAAAGATTTTCCATAAACGGACTGAAGACTATCTTTTTGTGAATATATGGATTGCAATCAAGGATTTCAAAAAATTCTGGCTTTGTAGAAAAGTATATGTTATAATTTGGATAGATTTTTTTAATTGATGGAAGCAGGGAGGTGCAGAGAAAAACATCTCCTGCGCTTTGTGGAATAGCGAATAAAATTCTTCTTCCTTTGTCATCTTTATCCAAGAGATCTGAAAGCTCAACTCTAGTATTTTCTTGATTCTCTTTGATGGCTGTCTGCTTAAAATAATTTAAAATATTTTCTTTAGAGATGCCATTTTTTATTTGGTTGAGCCAGCTTTTGACGCCGCTGTCTTCGGAGTCAACATTTGTTTTGAGAATATTCTTATACAAATCAATTATCCAACTAGTGTCATCGTTTGATTGCGGGGGCTCATAGTTAGGGTTTCGAAGCTCAAAAGATGAAGAATAATTCCACGAAATAGGCGGCGCTTCGTCTATAATTTTTTCTATTTGCTTGCCAATGACTTCAGCAGAAAGATTGTCCAAGACGAACTGTCTTCCCCTTTTGCCAATTTCATTGCGCTTAGAAACTGGCATGAAAGCGACTCTTTCTAACTTATCTGCGATAGACTCTGGAAGAGTAGTCGCTTTAATAAAGTTCGTGCCAGGTTCATAATACGGCTTCCAAGAAAGAGGCATGCCCCCGCTTTCATCAGTGCAAAAATCTTCTCCACAAGAATAGTTGGTAACGAGAGTAATTAATTCTGTAAGTTTTGCTTCTGTTACTGGAATTTCCTGCCCACCACTAGTAAATGGGTGGCAATAAACGTCCATCAGATTATAAACTTCGTTAAGTTGTTCTTCGCTTACGCCATTGTGGATATTTGTGGTTTCCACCGTATCTTTCCCATCGCAAAGTCTGCATGCAATTTTTTGACCGCAAAAAGGTTTAATGTCATACTGCCTGCATTTTTTGCAGAAGTAAGTAGTTAGGACATCAGAGTTCTCAATCCCGTTGTCTTTAATTAGTCTTTGAATATCCCAACCTTCTGACCAGTGAGTGTGCAGAAGAAGTTTAGGTTTGAGCTTTGGATTTTTATCTTTAAAAATCTTAAAGCCCTGCATTAAATTTGGAACGCTTTTTCTTAATTGGTTCCTAAAAACAAAACCAATAATAAACTCATCCGTCAATCCAAACTCTTTTCTTAAAAGTTTTCTTTGTTCATCTTTGTGTCGAAAAAAGCATGACGTTTCTGTTGCTCCTCTCAATGTTTTAATTGATCCTTCTGGGAGCCCAAGTCTTTTGACCTCTTTTTCGACAAATGCGCTCCAAGCATAATAATGCTTTACTTTTGGAATGATTTTAAGCGCATCTGGGTAGATTGGCAAAGAATCAAGAGTTGTCCATACCATACAATTTTCATTCCACCATTTCTTCTCGACCAATGGGGACAACGCCCAAATATCCTCTACTCCAATATAAAAATCAGGCTTCGCTTCTTTAATTAATTCGTCTATTTCAATTACTCCATAGCTAGCCATTCTGATCTTTGTTTGATCAGAAGAAAGTGCCTGTAGTTTCCCCTGTTCTGGAAGAGTGCCAAAAGCCTTCCAAGGAAGGGTCTTTAGGTCTTCGGCATTCTTAGTCTTTGAATTGGCAAACTCGATGATGTTGTATTTGCCAGTTCGATAAAGATATCTCAAAACATTTTTAGCGTTCTTGCCGAATCCTGTAAACATTCGGCTATGATTGCTATGGAAAACTACAGTCTTTTTCATTCAGAAAGATCGAATGACTTACGGAGATAGTTCTCTAAGTATTGGGCAATAAGCTCGCCTTCTCCAAGCTCAAAACCAATAAGAAATGATTGTTCGCCTTTCTTGATGGAAAAAGAAAGAGCAGCGTCGCCATTCTTCTTTTGATAAGGCCCAAACATAATAGATGTAGTAGAGCCTTGAAAGGCGTGAACCGTCGAGAACTTTGATCCAAGACGGACTGCTCGGATAATGGACGCAGCCTCGGCTTCATTAAACTTTAGAGAAGCGGTCTTCTCTGGGTTCTTTGCATTTTCGCTAAAAGAACCTTTCTTTGTCTGATCGTTCCAGCCAGCTTGCTTAATAAAGCTGACATAAAGATCTACACCCTTTTCTTCCTTCTTGTCTACCGTATTAAAGGATACGGCTGTACCTGTATTCGATCTATTTGGTTTATAAAAATTAAGGCGCATAAATCATCGTTTTAAGATGATAAATGCGCCCTTTGTCTTTTAAACTATTTATTACTCTATGATTACTCTGGAAACATCCTCTTCTTTCCACTCTGTTTTCTCGTCCATTGAGCCTTCTGACTTCTTCTTCTTTCTTTTGTATTGAGAATAACAAATTGCGGCTCTTTGCTTTTGGTTTGGATACTCTTTATTCATTGTCTCTGAGCCCATGCAAGAGGCAATGAAATCATCCTCTTCTTGATTCTTTTTTGGTGTTGGTAGTGGCATATAATATATTTACACTGAATTAAAGGTAAGGATCGGGTGCCAAGATAACCTCTGGGTCCAGCCCGATCTGAGTGGCCATACCGCGAACTGTTTGGTTATTGTTCCAAAACCAAGAAAAGCCCTCCCAAAGAAACTTTTGCTCTGCTGGGAGCGAGGCTATCAGCGCCATCAAGTCGGGTAGTTTGTTGGCTTCTAAAACTCTGCTGGTGATAGTATCCTTAGTAACTCTATAAGGTAAGACAGTGTCACGCTCCGCGATCTCTTCTGGCGTCAAAGCTTGAACCGTTACTGTATAAACCCAACCGTTCTCAATGTAAGGCTCACAGCCAACAAGCTTTTCGGTGGCTGGGTTATACTCTTTCCAGAGGTTAACCTTCATTGCGTTATTTTCGGAAAGAAAAGAGTCGTTAGGGCCGCTAGGCGGAAAGCTAGTGTTGGGAAATAAAGCTCTGTAGTCACCAACTTGAGTGACTTGACCATTGTTGATGATGGCGATATTCATAATTAAAAGTCAGGGAAAGGAGCAGTGGGAGGAGTAAAATTCGAAGTATAACGAGCGACGCCTTTAGTAAGTCTAAAATCATCTATGTAACCGTTCAGTGGCCAATATACTGATGCGCCGACAAGGTTTGCTCCAACATAAACAAAGTTGGTTGAATTTGCTGGAGATGCTGTTGTGGTTCCGACAGACACTCCATTTAGGTAAAGTGTTGTAGTTGTGCCGCTCCTGCAAACTGCAACATGGTTCCAAGTGTTAAGACTAAATAAGTCTCCAGCAGTAGAAATTTGCTCAACTGATGCCACAGCATATCTTAGCACCAATTGTCCAGACAGGCGCCGATACATTAGTCGCCAATCATGTTCCCCCTGCTGAAAAAGCGAAGATTCAGTATCAGCCAAACTATTGTTCATGCCGTAAAACCAGCATTCGACAGTGAAATCGCCAGAACTTAAATTGGCTGATTGACCAAGTCCAGCTTTGATATAGCCATTCGTCGCAAGGTTGGTGGTGCCATTAAAATACAATGATCCCGTCCCGTACTTTTTGACGCTAGTGCTAATCTGCGCGTTACCCACCGTCCCCAAACTACTCATCATTGCATTGTCCACAATAGAGCCATTAGTGAATCTGCCCAAAAATGTTGTTTCTGGGATAGCTGTTAGAGGTTCAGTTGGCGGGGTAAAATTGGCAGTATATAAACATTTACCATTGATGACTCTCAAGTCAGATATAGTTCCAGTAAAGGGATAATTATAAACTCCTCCAAATACAATATCACTTGCGTTTATTCCGATTCTGCTTTGCCAAGCGCTTTGAGCGCTTCCGCTGTTTAGATTTAATTCTTTTCTAGCGACGGGGGTTGTTGTTGAAATTCCATTTATGTATATGTTAATTAAATCATTAGCCCCCCTAACTATTGCAACGTGATTCCCTTGGTTGAGAATTACAGAATTGCTTGAAGTTATAAATGTGCCGCCCCAATTGTTCCAGTTTCCATTAGAGGCTTGCATAACAACTCGTCCGAGAGAATCAATAAAAACCCTCCACCCTCCATTATGCCCGCCTTGCCAATACCAATCATCAAATAGAGCGTAAAAATTACCTGAATATGCAGAAATATAAACCCAGCACTCTGCCGTAAAAAAGCCAGCAGTTAGTTTCAAGCCTCTATTTGCCACTTGAAGCCAATCTCCGCTATTAAAATATGCACTGCCTCCAATTCTATCTGTTCTGTATAAAGTATCTGGACCAAATGGAGAAAATCGCTGAACAGATGGGGTTCCATTTCGATTTAAAGTCAAAGATGTTGGACTTTTGTCTTCAAATCTATTTGAAGCGCAAGCTAGTATTTTAGTATTTGTGATAGCCGTAAGTGGAGTCGAAGATGGTGTAAAATTTGAAGTATAAAGCGCTGTTCCTATAACAAGTCGCAAATTAGAAATGTGACCAGTGAATGGGTGATATATTGTGGATGCATCAAGAACTCCACCAATCACTTGCTGACCATTAGAGTTAAAGATTGTCACATTATCTGATGTTTCTGAGCCGATTTGAACTCCATCAAGAAATGCTCTAGTAGTGCCACCAGAACGACAAAAGGCTACGTGATGCCATTTGCCAACTGTCATTGTTCCGCCATAAACCCTGACTACGTTTCCAGCAGCTAAACCAGTTGTGGAGTAAATAAAAGTAAGTCCTCCATCGGTGTCGTAGCTAAAAAAATAACCATAATTTCCATTGGTATTCCAGCGGGCAAAAAATGTAGCCCAATCAGTAGAAAAAGAAGATCCATTTGCCCAGCACTCGAATGTAAAATCTGAAGCGCCAATGTTAAGATTTGCATTGTTAGCGCTTCTTAAGTGCG